CGTGAATCACAACGTTTGGACGTCCATACGCAAGAAGTTTCAATTCTTTGTTGTCTTCTTTTGACAATTTCGTCAAGGTCAAGTTCAATGTTTGTTCAAAGAATGTCGTCCCGTTTTCACGTGATGATGTAAATGTTTGTTCAAACGATGAATTGCCTTTTAATTCGTATTTGTATGCGGTAACCGCACCAAGGTCTTCAATTAAATCCGTGTCGGTTGAATCGTAAGCAATCGCAATGTCACCGTAATCGATGAAATATACCGCCTTAATCCCGCCAACAACGTCTTTACATGGAACCTTTCTTCCTAAACTTAAATCGCAAGCCATATTTATATTTTTTTATAAAAAAAAAGGCGGGTGAACCGTTTGGATCGCCCACCCCTTTTTGTTGATTAATTATTTATTAGTTCGCGGAATTTGTGATTCCGTAAGTCACGATATCTTCAGCGATTGCATACTGAACACCGCCAGTCATTCGCATAATTACGCGAACATTGTCACTTCCGTCTAAGTCGGACATATCCAAAACCTTCACTAAATTTGTGTCATTTAGAATCCCGGTGCCGAAGAAAATATTTGATTTTTCCGCAGCAAGTGCAATATTATCCCCAAGGCCATTTGCAATTGCGAGTTTTACGCCATCAAATGATAATGCGCCATTGTTCCACCATTGAGTTCCTTGTGATCCAACACCGGCGTTTGATGTCGCCGCTACTGAAAATCCTCCTAAGGCACGCACGTATGCACGGGCGATGTTTTGACTTACATATATATGAAGGTCTTCACTTCCGTATAATGATGAAGGAATCGCGTCAACGATGCTTCCAAGTTGTGCAATAACATTTGAAGATGTCACGGTTGTTCCGGCAACTTCTTGTGCTGCGGGAAGGTTTGCATCCGCTGCGATAATTGTTGAAATCCCATCGAAGTCACCACTTGTTGAAGCGTCGCCCGCCCAAATGTTTTGTTCGATTCTTTGTGCAACTTTACCGGCAACGTGTCCGATTAAGAAATCAGCAAATGAAGGGGGAAGTGTGTCGTGCGCACTCATTCCCATATCAATTGCTTCGTAATCCCCGCGGAAATCTTTTTTACATAATTGAAGATTCACTTGAAGTTCTTTTGGTTCAATGATTCTTTCAGTCAATGTAAGTGTTGAAGTCGCAGTAAAATCACAAGATGCATCTTTTAAGATTGCGTCGGTAGAAACTTTTTTCAAAACTTCTTTGTGCTTCACATTTGGTTTTACGGTAATTAAACCGTTTTCGATTGTTGATCCCGAAAGAAGTGCCGCGGCAATATATTCTTTCCCGCCTTCACCGGAATAACTTGTTGTTAAACTTGTAGTTGTAGCCATAACTGTTTATTGATTATTAAAATTTATTTTTTGATTTGTGATATTTTTGCCATTACACGATCCATTGTGTTTTGTGGACGTGATTGACCATATAAGAAACTTATTTTCTTGTCTTCCGTTTCCGGGTTGTGTGTAACCTTTTCAACTGCCGACAATTCTTCTTTTACTTCTTCTTGTACTTCTTCGGGTGTTTCTTCCGACATTTCTTCTTTTTTCTCGATCATTGCCTTGATTTCTTCAATCATTGATTTCACTTCGGCAAGTTCTTCTTTTGTCGCGTAACCCATTTCTTCTTTTTCTTCTTCAAGATTTTCTTCAGTCACTTCTTCAGATAAGTCTTCAGCAACTTCAGCTTCAACTTCTTCTTCCGGTGCTTCTTCTTTTGCGCCTACTGATGCAATGATTCCTTCTTCTTCAACGACAAGCACTGGTCCGTCTTCAAGTTGGTATTCACCGACCGGCATTGCAATACGTTCTTCTTCGGTCACAATGAAAATTTCATTTCCTTCGACCATTTCTTCTGCTTCGATCACGGTTCCGTTTTCGAGTTTTGCTTGTGCAAGTTTGGTTTCCATGCCAAGCAACGTTTTGATTTGATTTATCATATCGTTTGAATTCATATTTAAATAATAATTAAGTATTAAGTTTGTTGTATTTTTAATTTGCCGCGACACAAGCATCGCAATCGTCGTATCTTGTTGCGGTGTTTATGTGAATACCTTCGTGATTTCGTTCTTCAAGAATTGTGTGACAACCCGAATGACCGTTTTGAAGAACAATATAATAAACATCACCGACGGTCAATGTACCATGATAATGAACATTATGTTCGTGTGAATCTGAACATCCACGAATTCGGTAACCTTGAAACGGTTCCGGATCATGCGCATATATGCTTCCTATTCCTTGGGCGAAATAATCGTCCGCGTCGCAACATTTTGTTGAATATGATCCGTCACGGCATAAGCACGCGCGTCGATTGTCTTGTGGTACGTTGTATCTCATTCTTCGGGTACGCAATTAGGGACACGACGTCCATTCTTCATTTTAAACCCAATCATTTCATATCCTTTTTGACAAGGTTCTTTTAATTCTTCAGATAATAAATCCAATTCACGCATTTTTGATGTCGCCCATCGAAGACCGGCTTTGCCACCCCACAACAAATAAGAAATCGTTCCACACGCTTCGTTGTCACCTTCGTCATAATATTCTTGTGCGCGACTTAAATATGAAAACATTCGAACCAAAGTTTCCTTCGAAATCGGTTTTGATTGACTTAATTGACGGGCGCGAATTTTCCCAACTTGGGTTGCGCATTTATTATTGACCTTTTTATTTAAATCAATTCCACGTTGTGCATTATTGGAAACCGCATCCGGGTAATCTGAATATGATTCCATTTCAATCTTCTTCCCGGATTTTGTCCGTTTGTCATTTTTAATAATTGCACGTATTTGTGACAAGATATATTGTTTTTCTTCTTCTTCGATTGCTGCAAGTTCATCCGTGATTGTCTTGTCTTTTGGACGTTCCATTTTGTCGGTGAAATATGCTTCAATTGAAAATCCTTTTACCTTACCGGTTTTGACATAATTTTCCCAAATGTCGTCGTTTAATACCTTCATGGAAACCATCCACGTACCGACCGGAACATTCATATTGTATTGACGTGATTTGTCTTGTTCGGATTCTACGATCCAAGATTCCACAACGGTAAGTCCGTTCAACGGAATATCATGTTCAAGTGTCGAACGGGATTGATTGCCACGTATAAAGAACAATTCGGATGCCTTTCTGACCGTTTCACGGCTGAAGTATATATAATACTCATTTTCACCCGAACGTCGAAATATGGGTTTATTTGGGACAAGTGCCGCACCCATCAAGATGCGTTTTTCTTTGTCAACTTCGGCAAGATTAAATTCTTGATTTTTTAATGCAATGAAATCTTCTTCGATTGCCGGATTTTCGACAACACTTATTGCATCGATTCCCGATACTTCGTCTTCGTCGTCAATAAAAAGTTCAATTATATCCATATTATTATAATATTTTTTTGTCGATTTTGTTATCCAATTGATGCACCCTTGACAATCTTGCGATCCATTGCTTGGGCATTTGTAACTTCGTCCGAAACGACATATGCCTTGACCGGTTGTTTTTGTTGGTCACCCAATGCTTGTGCAAGTTGATTTTCCGGTGATGCGCCAACAACATTGAATGCGGGTGCTTGTGGTGCGGATGCACCCCTTGGCCCGGCTGAAGAACCCCCACCACCGGGAATTTGTGTTGATGCAATTTGTTTGACTGTTTTTAAACCACTCGCAAGAATACCCGCAGCCGAAACCGCCTTTTGAATTGAACCAAATGGTTCGAGTAATGTCGTTGGTGTTTTAAGTACTTCAGTAAATCCAAGATATGAATTGATAATTGCTTGAGCAATTGCCGCGGCCTTGCCCGCCTTGGAATTTTCACCCAATAATTGTGACACGGCACCAAGTGCGTCACCGGCAAGGGCAAGTTTTTGTTTCTGAAGAAGTTCTTCTTCGGCCAATGTTTGTTTTCTGTTCTTATCTTCTTGATCCGTAATTTGGTTGTCAAGTTCCGCAATTTGCAAATCTTTTTCTTGTCGGAAATCAAGCAATTGTTGTTCCGCATCTTGACGCGCTTGTGTACCCACACCAAGTCGATCGATTTGTTCTTGAAGTCTTGTTTCTTCAAGTTCTTTTTCTTGTTGTGCAATACTGCGAAGTGCTTCAAGTTTAAGAAGTTCGTCGTCAATTTCTTCGGCATTGAATTGTTTCTTTGCAATAAGACGCGCGTTTTCCGCTTCTTTTTTGGTATTTACAAGTTCAATCGCTTCCAATTCTAATGCTTCAGCATTGACACGTTGTTC